TTATTTCAGATCTTCATCTTCGGAAATTTTTTCTCCGGCGACGTCAACCTTGTTTTTCAGCACGGTAATGAACTTAGACAGCCACTCCGGGACAGGCGCTCCCATGCGGCCGAGGTTCTCAATGACAGAGAGAATCTCGTTCAAATCCAGCCACACGCAGACCATCGGGGCGACAATCGGGTGCGTGAAGGTGACGACGGTCGCGCCGATCGACAGCTCCGGCAGGGCGTAGACGAGCAGCATATCCACGACGAGGCAGACGCCGACCTCGATCCAGTAGCCGACCTTCTTCACGATGCCACGCCGCCCGGCGTCGCTGGAAATGCCTTTCCCTTCGACGGCAGAGGCGGCGGAGCCGGTGATCCAGTCCGCGACGTTGAAGATCAGCAGCGCGAGGATCAGCCATGCGAGAGCACCGAGCTTTCCCCACATAACGCCGAAGATGCCGCACACGAACACGGCGTAGGTTTTGACTTTGTCCATAGTTTTACTCCTTTGCGGTGTAGGCGCTTTGCGGATCCTCTCGGAGAACGGCTTGCAAGCCCGCGCAGGACGGTTGCTTGCGCGAGAGCATAAACTTATACTCCCGCGTACTGCAACGCCTGCACACGGCGCTTAGACCCACTCGCTAGAGTACAGCTTTTTGTCGGGGTCGGTGAGTCCGCGTTCTTTGCAGAGGGCGAGGATCGCGTCGGCGTCGCCCTGCGAGACGGGCCCGATGTGAATCTTCTGCAAGCGGGCGGCGGGCGTTTCCTCTGCCGGGGTCTCGGTCTGCTTCTCGTAGCCGTTGAGCCCAGCCGAGCGCATGATTGCCGGGTAGTCCTTGTAGGACACGTCGCAGTCGAGAGAGGAACCGAAGCCCGCGATCCCGAGCGCATTTTTAGAGCTGTACTGCCACAGCCCATTCTCGACGGCGACGGTGTCGCTCGAAGTATAGGCAGCCTCCCACTTATCAAACCCGGCGAGGCTCGACAGGTTCGTGTAGTTGAGGAAGAAGTCTCGGCTACAGTAGACCGCGGCATAATAGCCCGCCTGTTCCAGCACCTCGAGCGCCGCCTTGATGATCGCCGTGTTCTGCGCCCTGCCGCACGTCTTGTTGTAGGGCTCGTACTCGACGTCGTAGTAGATCGGGTAGTCCCACTTGTGCCCCTTGAGCAGATTCACGACGTGCTTTGCGGTGATCCGCGCCGCCTCGGGAGACTGATCGTAGCAGTAGAAGTAGACGCCCATAGGGACGCCGTTCTTCTCGCAGCCTGCGACGTTGGCAGTGAACTTCGAGTCCTCCCACAGCCCGCCCTTGCCGTTGCGGTTGGAGTAACCAGCGCGGAGGATCGCGAAGCCGGGAGACGTGCCGTTGTTCATGCGGCGGAGCTCGCTTGCGGTCTTCGCCCAGTCAATGGCCCCCTGATGATGGGAGACGTCGATTCCGTAGATCTTCATAAATTAGATCATCCTTTCAGATATTGCAGAAATAACCTTTTGCGTCATGGTTTGAATCAGGTGCGCCGAGTCCGCGTGCCCGGCGTGACCAGACCAGCTCGTAAAGCTCGCGAGGAGCTGCTGCGCCGTCATGTCGCCGCGCATTCGGTAGCGGCGGATCCGGCGGTTCATGCGCTCGATAGAGTTCTTGCGCACACGCTTGTGATCCGGGTAATGCCGATGGCCGACGAAGTCGACGCCGTGCAGGATCTTATAAATCCGCCTTTTCAGGCGGGCATAGACAGATTACAGAGAGTCACAGACGCCCCAGACGCCCACGTACGCGCTGGCGTCCCACGGGTAGCGGCTCGCATCGGCAGCGCGGGAACCAGCGTGTACACCGTTATCCCAGTTGCCGCCACAGAAGAGCGCGTGCAGCGCGGTATCGCTCGGAATATAGGCGTCGCCGTAGTCCGCGCCGAGGACGTCTTTCCAGCCCCACGAGCTCGCGGTCGGATCGAGGCACAGCTCGTCCATCCATTTCCGGACGTTGCCGACGAGGTCGCGGCAGCCGATGAGGGACGTCGCCTTTGCGATCGTGCCGGTCGCGTGGCGTCCGCTGTTGGTCGTGGCGCTCCATGCCTGATCGTTGCTGCTGTCGAGTCCCTCGGGGGAGCCCTCGGCGGCCATACAGAACTCGGCATAGGACGGCATACGCTTACCGCTGCGGCGCAGCTTCTCGAGCGCGGTGTACCAGTTCAGCCCATCCGTGCCGGTGATCGGCGTTGCGTTGTAGACGCTGCGCAGACCGCCGTTGCCGTCGTCGCTGGACAGGTAAATATCTGCCCAGATACCGCCGGTCAGGTAGACCATACCCTCCGGGTCGCACTTCGGACGCCAGAACGTAGTCCACACGCTGCGCGGCACAATGCCGATCGACACGTCCGCGATCGTGGCGCTGTTGCGCACCTGTCCGTAATGGAAGCCGCCGATCTTGCGGGAGGTCGCTGCGGCATAGCCTGCCGGGTATGTGCTGTTGAGGCTGATCTTGTACACTTCGTCAGAGATGCCGTCGCCGTGGTCGCAGCAGTAGACGTAGTAGTCGCGGCCGAACACGAAGGCGGAGCCGGTGTCGAGATCTGCGACGGTCAAAATCGTGGTCGTTGTCTTGAACACGCCGCCGCCGGTCATGGCAATCAGCACGTCCGGCGAGATCGTGAGCTGCTGCAAGGCGGACGCCTGCAAAAACTGCTTGACCGGCGCGACGATGTCGGTAACGTTGCCCCACGTCTGCGCCGTGATCTTGGCGCGGGGGTCGGTCAGACTTTCAACGATATATCTGCTCATAATGCGTTCACAACTCCTTTAATTGCTTCGAGGTCGGCGGCGGACAGCCCCATGCGGGCGGCGGCGGTGACAGGCGCGGGGATCAGCAGCTCGGCGACGTCGCCGGGAGCCTTGCTCAACTCGACGGTCGTTTCGTCCGGCTCGCCTTTCTCGTCCTTCGTGTGGTTCACGGAGGCAATCTTCGCGCCGGAGGCGGTCACGATCTGCCCGACGGCAGCCTCCGGGCAGTAGGGCAAGGTGCAGCTCTTGCCGTCCGCTGATTTGATCGGGACGTGCAGATTCGCGCCGTAGTCGATGCGGGAGATCGAGGACTCGATCTCCGCCTTTGTGATCCCGCTGTTCGGGGTCTGCGCGAGCGCGATCAGGTGCAAGAGATCCTCTTTGGTCTGCAATGTTTTAGGATAGCCTTTCATGGGATAGCTCCTTTCGTTATAGCCTTACGGCTCCATAACCGCGTAGCCGGTATAGCAATTACCAGTCCACGCGGGGACGGCATACTTGTGGGTCATAATGTCGATTTGCTTTTGCAAGTCGTCGATCTCAAGCTGCAACTTTGCGGCGGGCGCGTCGGCGATCAAGTCCTTCATTTCGTCGTACAGGGCGGCGTAGAGCTTTTTCGCAGCCTCGCCCTCCGCCTGTGCGTCGGCGGTGATGTACGCCCAGAACGCCGCCCACTGATCGGCGAGCGCCTGCGTCGGGATCTTGGCGGCGGTGTCTACCATCAAGCCGCACACGGTCTCGTCGAGCCGCAAGTCGGAGATCGCGGCGTTCGTGATCTCCACGACACCGGCTCCGACCGTGACGGATGCGAGATAAATCTCGTCGTAGTCGTCGTCCCGCACAATAGCGGGCAGCTCCGGCGAGCTTGCAGGGGTTCCGGGCTTGACGACGATCTCGGCGAGGTTTGCAACTTTGTCGATCCGTGCGACGACGACGTCCTTGCGGGTGAGTGCTCCGTCCGCTGTCTGGATCGGCAGCGAGAGCGCCGTTTTTTGCAGGGCAGTCACGCCCCAGTATTCGCTCATCTTCAAAAAGCAGACGCCGGGCGAGATCGTGACGTTCATTCCGCCGCCTGCGCTTACGCGGAGGTTGTCGTCGGCGGCAAACACGCCGCGCGAGCGCGTGACGTGTTCGAGGCCGAGTCCCTCCGCCTCGTACTCGGTATTATCGAGGGGAAAACATAACATAATAGATCAACTCCTCAACGGTTCAAAGTCGGACAGGATCGGGTAGACTTGCCGCGTGTTGTCCTCGTACACGAGTTTAACGCCGGAGACGCGGGCGCTCAATCGCAAGCCGAGGAAGTCTTTGCAAACGACCGGGACTCGATCCTCGAGGTTATAGTTCACGCCGAAGCGCATCGGCCCGTCTACGACAGAGCACGAGATGCTTTGCGTGTTCAGACGTTCGAGCAGCTTCTCGACGCCGCGCTGATCCAGCAGAGCGGCGTATTCTGCCGCCGTGTAGGTCGCGTCGGTGTAGTCGTACTCCGGGTTGCCCTGCGCGTCGTATGTGCCCTTCGGTGTGGCGATCTGGTAGGTCTTTTGCAAGTCTTTGGCGTCGACCCACAGCTCCCGCCGATCGTCGCCGGAGGCGGATCCAACGATCCGCACGACACGATCCGCGCCCTCGCCAGCGCCGCCGACGATCGCTACGTTCTTGTAGTTGCTCGCATCGTCGGTGAAAGAGATCTCGGTCAGATTCCCGGCACGGTCGCCGAAAACGCCGGTATAGTTCGCGCTGCGATCGTCCGAACGGTCGACACCTTTGTAGATCTTGAGCGCGTTCTGCCCGGTATGTCTGTCGAAGGTGGAGCCGAAGCCGACCCCGGCCAGCTCTGCGAGCTTCTTCCATGCGTCGAGCACCGAGTTCCATGTGATTTGTGAGTCGGTTTTCTCCTCGTACCCGTTGGAGACAGGAGGCAGCAGAGACAGCCCGCGCCGGTTGTCGGTGTAGAGCTTAATCATAGCCGCCTCGATGTTCGAGATGTTGACAGTGCCCATCACGACGCGGCGGTCGAGCATGGTTACGGAGTTGTAGCCGCGAGCCTCTACGGTCAGACAGCCGGAGGAATCGACCTTCGGCTTGAGGTATTCGACGGAGCCGAGCTCCGTCGTGTCCGTGTTGAGGATCGTCGATCCTTTCTGCACCAACGCGGCGACCGCCGGATCGGTGATCGTGATCTGAAACTCGCCAGAGTCACGAGAGTATGTGAGCCACTGGATCGAGTCGTAGCCTTCCAACAGTCCAACGCGGGAGCCGTCTTTCCAGATTTCAAATGCCATTCGCGACGCCCTCCTCGGCCACTACATACAGCCGGAGTCCCTCGCGGTTGCTCCGCGCTGTATAGCGCAGTATGTTGTCGCCCGGGTCAAGTCCGAGTTCGAGATCGGAGTCGATGTCAAGCCGATGGAAGGCGTCGGAGGTCGTGCCGTCCTTATCGGTGAGAGTCGCCCCGCGCTGTCCGTATGCGGTGTTGACGGTGATCGTCTGTCCGGCGTACAACGTGCCGAGGATCCGTATGTAGGTACGGTCGCCGACGTGGTACAGTTCCGGCTCGGTGCAGTCCGTCACAGCTTTGAACACAGCCTTGATCGGGATCTTGACGTTGCCGGTGTTGCGGATGTTCGTCAGGTAGGTGTCGGAGTATTTCGAGATATACCACTTTCCGCCTGTAAAGAACGGCGTCTTGAACAGTGCTTGCAGGCCGCCGACTATCGTCCGCGCGGTGGCGGTCGTTCGCCAATATGGAAACGGGGCAACGGCGGAGAACTGGAACGCCTGTGCCCCTTCTCCGTCGTCGAAGTCGGGAGCCTGCGTCGGCCACACTTCGAGATACCAGCTCTCGCCGTTCTGCTCGACGATCAGTGTCCCCTTGTGCAGGGGAGCCATGACGTCGAGCATCTTCCGACGGTTGACTGCGACCGAGCGCAGCACGGAGCCGTTGATCGTGATCGAGCGCTGCTTCACAGTCTGACTCGCTACGGAGCCGCCCTGCTGCTTGTACCCAGCAGAGACGGCAACGTCGACCGGGAGGCCGCTCGCGCCTTTGATCTCGCTCACCCAGAACGGAGACGACACGGAGAACAGGATCTCGCCGAGGTCGCTCTTGTAGGTGATTTTCGTTTTTTTATCCATCGGGTCAGAGCCTCCACTTGAGTTTGTCGGACAGATCCTCGAGCTTGCGGGTCACTTCCGACGGCGTGTAGCTGTCGTGCGTGTTGACGGTGTTTGTCTGGTAGATAACGACAGTACCGCCCCCGCCCGCCGCTGCGAGCCTGCCGGTGGCAGCGTTGCCGCCTGCGCCCGCGTTGAAGCCGCCGATCACGTTCTGCGCGTCTGCCACAAATGCGGACATATCGTCGTTAGCGTTGGAGAGGAACTCGCCGTAGCTGTCGTCCCAGCCCTTCTCCCAGCCTGCGACGGACATTTCACCGATCCACGCGAATTTCTTCGAGGGAGAGTGAATGCCGAGCGCGTTCTTGGCGGCGTCGAAAGCCTTTTTTGCAGCGTTCGTCGCAGCGGAGACGAGGCTCCCAATCGCCGAGCCGATGCCGGAGATAATGCCCCGGATAATGTTGCCGCCGATGCTCGACCATTGCACTTGTGTAAAAGCGCTCTTAAAGCTCGTGCAGGCCTGCGTCGCAAGCTGCATCAAGCGGGACGGCATATTGAGCAGGGAGCTCACGAGCGCATTCAGAATCGAAGCACCGGCCGAGCCGATCGCCCCGATCGCCGCGCTGATCGCGCCGAGCAGCCCACTCATTGCGCTAGAGCCGAGGCTCAACAGCGTACCGGGCAACTGTGCGATAGCGGAGCGGATCGCAGAGAAAACGCCTGTACCGGCCGACGATGCGCTCGAAATCATAGCTCGAACGCCAGAGGCGAGGCTCGAGATCGCGTTGCTGCCGAGGTTCAGCAGAGCCGAGGGCAACTCGGCGATCTTATCGCGCACGGTGTTAAAAATGGTCTGCCCTGCGCCCTTGACCGCGCCGACCATGCCAGTAATACCACGGCGCAAAAGGTCGATGATGTTCTTGCCGAGGCTGATCCAGTTGAACGCCTGAAACACGGCGACGATCGCCTCGATAATCGAAGGCAGCGCCGCGATAATATTTGGGACGTTCTGGACGATACCGGCCAGCAGCTTGATGATAATTTGAGCACCCGCGAGCAGCAGCTTCGGCGCGTTGTCGTTGATGAGCCCCGCTATGTTGATAACGATTTGAGGGATCGTTTCGAGCAAAGTCGGGATGGAGGCTACAATTCCGTCGACGATCGAGAGTAACAGGTTTATGCCTGCGTCCACGAACTGCCCGAAATTCGCCCGGAGGTTGCTCGTGAACTGCAACACTTGCGGGAGCACGGTCGAGAGAAATTGCGGGATCGCGGAGCCTGCGCCCTGTGCGAGCTGTCCGATCAGGTCAAGCCCAGCAGTGAACAGGAAGGAGGCCAGCCCGGAGACGCCCTGTGCGAGCGTCTGAACGATGGAGACCGCCGATTGTGCAATGAGCCCAGCGTTCGCGGCGAGCCCCTCTCCGAGGGCTTGCAAGACGCCCACAGCGAGTTGTACTACCGTTGGGGCAAGTTCAGCCACTCGCCCGACGACCATCGACAGGCAAGAGCCGAGCGCGTCCATGAGGCCGTCAACGCCGCCGGACTCGAACCCCTCTTGCATCTGCGTGATGCAGTCCGTGCCGAGCTGTACAAACTCGCGGAGACTGCCCTGCGCCTCTGCGTAGATGGATTGCGCGAGGCCGTCGAAGGCAGACGACAACAGCGTGACGTCGCCCTCGAGGTTGTCGAGCTGTGTCTGTGCCTGCCCAGCGGCAGAGCCGAGGCCGTCGAACTCGGAGTCCGCACCGGCGAGAGCTTCCGCCCACTCGTTGCAGGTGTCAACGTCCGCCTTGAGCATATTGTCAAAAGCGGACATACCGTACATCGAGAAGATCGTGTTCTCGGCGGCGGCGCGTTGCTCGTCGGTCATGCCGGACATAGCCGCGCCGAGCTCGTTCACGACGTCGTTCAGATCGCGGGCGTTGCCTGCCTGATCGTAGCAGGACACGCCCAGCGCGTCGAGCTGCTTCTTTGCGTCGCCCGATGCTGTGTACAGGTCGACCATCAAGCGGTTGTACGCGGTCGAGGCCTCGCTGCCGGTGATGTTGGCTTTTGCCAGGCGTAACAGGGACAGCGTGGACGAGTCCACGGTCTGCCCATACTTGGACGCAGCAGCGGCGGATCCACTCACAGCCTCGCCCAGACCGGCGACGGAGGTATTCGCAAGGGTCGCGCCCTTGGCGAACAGGTTCGCGTAGTGCGTCGCCTCGCTCGCCGGGGCAGAGAAGCCAGACAGAGCGCCGGTGACGTAGGTCGCGGCGTCGGCCATATCCATAGCGCCAGCCGATGCCAGATCCAGCACAGGCCCGATCGTGGAGAGCTGATCGTCCACTCTCTGCCCGGCCATGGCCAGAATGTTGAAGCCCTCGGCGGCCTGCGTCGAGGTAAATTTTGTGGCTGCGCCGAGTTCTTTCGCCCTCGCCGAGATCTCCGGGATCTGATCCACGGTAACGCCCATAGAGGCGGCGACTTGAGACATTGCGGTGTCGAACTCCGCGCCAGATTTTACGGTGTACTTTGCAAAGAATCCGATAGCGGTCGTCGCGGCGGCCACAGATGCCGCAACGCCTTTCGCGGCAATTTTGCCGAGCTTGCCCAGATCTTTGTTAAAGCCGTCGCCGCTGATAGATGTGTCAAACAGCAGAGTACCGTCTGCCATGTATGGATCACTTCGCCTTCAAGAGTGCGGCCGGATCCTCTCCGCGCATAAGCGCAGCGGCGACAGCGTCGCCTTGCAGTTCTGCGCGGGAGTCTCGCAGCGCGTAGTATTTCTTCTTCTTGTCGGCGTTTTTCTTTTCCTCTCCCTTGAGCTTGCTCGTGTCAACGCTCCGCCAATAGATCGCCCGCATGATCGCGGAGTCGTCGGGTAGGGCGTCGAACATAGCCCGGAATTTCCACCAATGCAGATAGGAAACGGCGTTCAGGTCGAGCCCGTAGACCGCCCAGAACGACGCGAAGATCCTCTCGGCGTCCTGATCGTAGTCGTACAGGCGGCGGGGGCTTGCGCCGCTCCGCGCTGATCTCCGGCTCCGCCGCTCCTCGTCCTTCCCGCACCTGAAAAACCACAGAAGGGACGCCAACGCGGTGCCTTGCGTGGCGGTTGGCGTCCCTTTGTAGATCAGGTTTAGAGCGTTGACGCCCTTTTGCAGGGGTGACAGATCCTCGTCGAGCATGAGCTGCTCAAACAGGATCCAGTAGCGGAAATCCGTCTGAATCTCGACGCCGTCCAGTGTGTCCGGCAGATCGTCGAGAATCAGATTCACGATTTAGCAGCCCTCCGTGCAAGGCGGTTCGGGGTGTACTTGGCCTGCACAGCGGCAAGCTCTGCCGCCTGCTTGTCGACGGACTCGCGCAGGCCGTTGATAATATCAATGCAGAGCTTGAGGCTTTTCTTGCCCTGCATGACCTTCTCGCCGGTTCCCGCGCCGAAAATGGCGTCGAGCATTTCCGACGTCGCGTTTGCGGCTTTGGTGTAGCCCGCGCGGATCTCCTCGGCGGTTCTCTTGCCCTCCATGTCTGTGCAGATCTTGGCAATATTCTCGGCGCCCTCGATGTAAGAGGGGCCCTGATCTGCGTCGAAGTAGTCGAAGTCAAGCTCGATCGTGTTCAGATTTACCAGCATTTTATATCCTCCCTGTGTTTTAGCCTGCGTTTGCAGCGGTGAAGGCCTTGGTCTGCGTGTCGAAGAAGCCCTCGACGAACTCGCCGATCTGGTGCAGCGTGCCGGAGACGTTCGTCACCTCGCCGCCGTCGCCGGTCGCAAGGTCGGAGACCTCGACGGAGACGGTGAACTTGCGGGCGGGATAGCCATTTGTTTCCTTGGGCTTGAACAGCTCCACGCGGACGTATTCGCGCTGCGCGTCCTCGCCGGTCAGACGATTGCGGCCGATCGTGTAGAGATCGGAGATCGCGGCCTCATCCTCGATAAAGTCGGAGTCGTAAGCAAACTCCGGCTTGTAGCCCTTGATGGAGGTAGAGCTCGACGCCTGATTGATGTAGGTCTTTTCGTCGGTCTGCGCGTTGGGACTTTCGTCCAACGTGTTAAAGCCGGTTCCCATCAAGACGAAGCCCTCGCCGTCGGCGGGCTTGAGGTAGTCCGCGATCATGTTGCGGATAACCTGTTTCATGTGGATCCCTCCGTAAAATAGTTTAACTGGACTTGGATTTGATAACGCGCCGTCTTGCCGTCTACGCCCAGCAGATAGGCGGAGGAGTTGACGACGACTTCGAGGGGCTGTCCCTCGCTGATCTTCGGAAAATTGCCTTCGGCGTTCTGCTCCTCGACCCACGCGCACACGGCGTCGAACGTCTCGACGTTCCGCGCCTGCGTCTTAACATCTACGGAGTGCAGCTCGCGCGAGGCAATAACAAACTGTTTCGCCCGGATCGCCGCGCCGTTGGTGTAGCGCTTGACGATCGGATTCCCCGGAACGCTCTCGACGGTGTAGTCCAGTGCGTCGAGGCCGAGGTAGTTCACGCCGAAGATCTTCGCCCTGCGCTTGATCGCGGGGCACGACAGGAAATAGTCGCGTACTGCTTCGATCATTTGCTATTTGCTCCTAACGCTTTAGCAATGAACGCCTTGAAATAGGCCAGCTTGTCGGCCTTCATGCGGTCGAAGAACCGCCGCCCACGGTTGGGGCCGTTCTTGCCCATGATGCCGGAAACGTAGTTGACCTTCGCGGCGTAGGGGGTGTTGACGTGGATCTCGCCGGAGCCGGGGTGCGTGGCAGACTGCATACTCGCGATCATCATGCCGGTGTCGAGCGGCATATAGGGCTCCATCACGCGCATGACCTCGCTGTCGAGCATGGCCTGCGCCTGCTGGAACTGTGCCGTCCGTTCCCTCGGCATGGACTTACTCCATCGGAGCGTAGCCTTTGTCGTCGTGCCGTTTGCCTTGACGGTGATCTCGGTGTCCGGCGCGGCGTTGACGGTAGGCGCTGCCATCAGATACCCCCCGCGTAGATGTGCGGGACGTTCGTCCCGGTGTTGTCGTGGGCAAAACGCACCTTGCAAACCTCGTCGTAGAGTCGGGGGAGCTCCTCGAGGCGGTGTCCGTCCTCGTCGCTGATCTCGGTGTCTGCCTTGCCCTTGACGATCAGGTCGTCCGGCTGCACCGTCCAGCAGGTGAGCCGCTCCTCATCGGAGAGCTCGCGCCAAACGCGCGGCGGGACGTAGCCGTCAGGGTCAGGAATCCGCACGGAGTAGGCGTCGGCTCTTGATGTGCCGGAGCCGTCAGCCTGTGCCGCCGGTCTGCCATACCAATGGATGGCGGGCAAGTAGTGCCGGAAGGCTCGGACGCTGCCGTCCTGCGCCTGCACGACGTTGTAGATCGTCGCGTCGGTGTTGGTCGTCATGCGTCCAGCCCCCTGCACAACAGATTGACGCCCAGATCAGGGCGGAACAGATACCGGCGGAGCACGTCGTCGATCGCTCGGCTCTGTGCCCCGGCGGGGTCTGCTTTGACGGTGTACGAATAGCCGTCGATGGACTCACTTGCAAGCCCGCCTACGACGTTTTTATAGCCGTCGAGGATCTCTATCAGCTCACACTCTGCAAGCCCCAGAGAAGCCCTTATTTCGGGCGGTGCGGAGTCTGCGCGGTGGAGCGTCTTGTAGTCGATCAGGCTCGCGGCTTTCGTCGCGTAGATCGTGTACTGCTCCTCGGTGAGCTTGCCGCCTGCGCTCTGGTACTGCTCGTAGGTGCTGTACATAGAGAGCCTCCTCTCGGCTTAGGCTGCGACGTGCTTGCGGACGCGGACGAGCGCCTTGTTGGTGACGCGGTAGCCGGTATTCATCTCGACCTGTGCCTTGCAACCGACGAACTCCTCGGTGTCGATCAAACGGGTGCACTCGAAGCTGTCGATCATGGACAGAGCCTTCCAGTTGTACATGATGTAGTCGACCTTCGAGAAGTCAACCGTCTTAAGCGTACCAGTGTGATCGTAGTACTTGCCGGAGGCCTCGGCCAGAGCGCCGCACTCGATAAAGGTCATGCCGAGCCACTGACCGACAGAGCCGGACAGGGTGATCCGCTCGTTCGTGTTCGGAGTAAATTCGGCCCCGGCGAGATTCAAAATCTTCGCGTAGTAGTCCGGGGAGCAGAGGACGACGTTTGCACGGCCTTTCGCCTTCGTCAACTCTGCGCGGGTGCTTACGGCGTCCGCCTTGGGGTTGTCGACAGCCTCCGTCGCGGTGGTAGCCGTGCCCTCGTTAACGAGGCAAGCAATGCCGGAAATCTGACGGCCTTCGCTGCATTCCTGAATGGCGAGGGAGAGGTTCTCGTTGCCGAGAAAGATCCCGACCTGTGCCGCCTGAATGTTGTGGATTTCCTTGCATTTCTGGAAGTTGTTGTTCAGCAGGATCTGGATCAGCTCGTCGCTCGTCCCCTCACCGGTGAATTTACGACCAGGTTTGCCGGGCTCAACGGCGGAAGTCTTGAGCTTGTGCACCATGATGGAACCGGCTGCGCCGAGCTGGTACTCGTTGTTGCAGGTCACGCCGGGCACGAAAATAGAATCGTAGAACAGGTTGGGCTCCAAAATAGGAGAGTAGCGCTCGTCTACGTTCTGTTCATTGATAAGCAATGCCATTTACTAACACTCCTTGTGTTATTTCTTGTAGAACGGATTGTTCGTGTAGATGGAATCGAGAACCTCTTTGTCGCTGCCGCGAGGCTGCGTTCTGCCGGTCGATCCGGTCGTAACGCGGAAGTTGCCGCGCTGCTGCGTCTGCTTCTCGTCCCCCTCGACGTCATAGAGGGACGGGTGCGCCTTCTTGGAGGCCTCGATCTGATCGGTCAGGCCGATCACGTTCTCGCCGTCGAGCTTGAGCTTGGAGGCGTCAAGCGCCATAAATGCGAGATCAGGGTCTTTGCACCCTGCGCTCTTGAGAGCGCCGAGCGCTGCGTTCTTGAGGAGAATCGCGTTGACTTTGGCGTCGGCCTCGGCCTGTGCTGCCTCCGCCTTGGTTTTCCACTCGGGATCATAACCGGCGAGCTTTTTGTCGGCTTCTTCCTTGCCGCTTTTCAGCGTGTCGCGTTCCGTCACGACCGCGTCGAACTTGCCTTTCGCAACGTACGAACCGTCGGCAAGGTTGCCGATCTTGATCTCTTTCTGCGCGTCGAGCGCCTCCGTGAACTGATCGTAGGTCACGGCTTTAGATCCGTCGGCACCGAACAGGGGTTTCAAAAACGAATAGTCGGCCATAGCTTTTCTCCTTCTCCGGCGTCGATTTGGCTTGTATATCCGGGGCCTCTCCCCGGTGCGCCGTCCCTCTCGTTTAAGCCTCCCGAGGGCGGAGGAAATAAAAAAGAGCAGACCTTTTGCGGTCTGCTCATAGGGTAGCATATTATAGGGGGGTCTCCGTTGGCGGGTTTTACTTATCGGTTGTTCGGGTCTCGCGGCAGGGGGTCAAAAAGAAGGTCGGGGTCGTAATGGCCGAAGTGCTCAATCTGCCATGCCTTTTCTTCTTCCTCGGCTTGTACATTTAACGCCCGCAAGCAGTCCTTGTCAGCTCGCAGGGCCGGGTCGGCTTTGATTGCTTCCAGCATCTTCCCGGAATGATGTAGATTCATGTATTCGTCTTTTGTCATTTTGGCAAGCCCTCTATATATGCGTACAGTTTGGGATCCTTTTTTTTCAGCAGCCACGGCTCCGTATAGTACGCACGGTAGCCCTCGCTGAAATAGTCTTTTAGTGCGGAAAGATCAATTTCGGTTGCGCCCGAGTTACCGCGCCTATAAAGCCGCCCTTGATACTCGGATATGAATTTTTCGCTGTTCAGGCGGTGAATCGGTGCGGTGAAGGTGGTTTCATCATACACTACTTTGCTCAAATCTGCAAGGTCAATGCCATCGGCACGGACGGAAATATATTCCGGGTCTTTCCAGACCTTGCAGGCACGTTCCAGCGCGTGACCGTACTCGTGTATAACGTCTCCGGCTTTTCTGGATTCGGAGACGACGATTTCCTTCGTGAAGGGGTTGTAATAGCTGCCGGTTTTGTCAGCGCTCACAGACACGCGGCTGATCTGTGTCTCGGCAAGCTCCCTCTGTGCGGCAGGCAGAACGGACAGCTCCTTGTAAATGCTCTTGCGGTCGCTTTCCTTTACGCCGTCGGCAAAATTGAGCTTTTGGAGCGCTTCGGAATATGTAGGGCGGGACTGTGCAATGGTGATCCGCTCCGGGTTTGGGCTGCGCTGCTGGTTCTGTTTACCGCCACGTTCGCGGAAGTAGTCGCGCCGGAGCCCTGTCTGCGAGCAGAAATCTCGCTGCTTTGCCTGCGCGTCCCGGATCTTGGCTTTGACTTCGGAGGCGTCTTGCCCTGCACCCTCGAGTCCTGCCTGCTCCCGCTTGAGAGCGCGGATCTGCCGCTCGTTCGCTCGCTGCTTCTGTGAGGCGTCGTATAGGCTCATTTTTTGCCCGTTGTATTCTACCTCCTTGGAGTTGATCTCGCGGAGGTCTTTCTCCGTGTATGTGGGCTTGGAGATTCCCTCGAAAAACGGCCCGAAAGAGTGGCGGCAATTCCACCCGCCGAGGCCGTCTCCTGATCCGTAGCCGGTCGTCTCGACGAAGTCCTTGTATTTCCGGCTCTTGCCGGAGCGGGAGTATATGCGCCCCTGCCATTCCGCGTGCGTAGGTCGTGCGCCGTAATGCGCCGATACCTCGACGAGATCGCAGCCAAACTCGTCCGCCCGCGCGTCTTGGATCTTGAGCGCAGTCTGATTGACGCCGGTCAGAACAGCCCGGCGGACGGCGACGTCCATGTAGTCGACGTGCCCGGTCGGATATTGTACGGCGGCGAGGCCGTTCTTGGCAAGGTCAAGGACTGCGCCCTTGACTGCCTGCTGATAACTCATGCCGCCGGACGTTACTTGCATATAGGCACGGTCGAGAGCGCCCTCAAACTGCCGCGTCGCAGTGTTGGCGGTCGTGCGCGTGAGGTTCTGGAACGTGCCGAGGGTCTTTTTGTAGCCCGCCCAGATCAGGGCTTGCAGAGCGGGGCTTTTGGCGAGGGGGAGAGGATTATATCCGGCGAGGCGGTAGACCTTATCGTCGGAGCCAAGCGCGGTCGAGCAGCCTGTGTTTAATATGGCTATGATCTCGCTCTTGCTCTTGCCGGTCGTCTCCGCGAGGCGCTGTACGATGTAGTCCCGCTCCGCGTTGATCGCTTCGAGCTTTTGCAGCTCCCACATGGTCGTGTATGACCCGAAATCCATCTTCGAGAGCCGCCGAGCCATATCCGCGATTATGTCTTCTTGGAGTTGGTCGTAGAGCTTGCGGATCGTCGCTTTGTCCGCAATCTGCGCGAGCTGCTCCGGCGTGAGCATGGTTTACTCCTCCAATCCGAACGTGATCCCCGCCTCCGGCTCCGGCATATATGCGAGAGCTTCCTCGTCGCTGCACCCGAAATACCACGAGATCAGCTTCTCCGGCTTGAGATAGCCGCCGTCGACGAGTTGTTTTCGGCGTCCGAACTCCGTCCCGGTGTCCTCGAACACACTGTCGCCGAACGCGACGGACGGCTCCACGTCGCCCGCCGGGGCAAGGTCGCCGAGGGTGGCGTAGACGTTGTAGATGTAGATTACGTCCTCGAGCCCCTGTTTCAGCCCGCGATCCTGTATCGACTTGATCGTCGAGTAGGTGTCCCGGTCGTCGCTCGTGACCTGTGTCGCGGTCATGCGCCCGGTGCGCACGTCGAGGGTGAACGTGCCCTCGGTAAACCCGCATTGCCGCTCAATGAGGCGGAGCTGCACGTCGATTGCCTTTTGATAGGCCTCAACGCGGATCTCCGGTGTGTAGTCGTCGAAGGGCTTCCCGCTCTCGCCGGTGTCGAGCACGAGGTAGAGATCCGTCGTCAGATCCTTGTACGGAACCGGGCGGAAGTTCGGCGAGCCCGGGAGCGTCGCGGAGAGCGCGTCAGGCGAGACGATCCGCTTGCGCTTGCCGGTGTGGATCTCGTAGAGGAACTCCGTGTAGATGCGGTCGAGCTCCTCGAAAGCGTTCATAGAGTTTGCATACATAGAGACAGGGAGCCGAGAGGTGTTATCGACGGTGTTCGCCATGGGCATTTTGAGGACAGCGAACAGCGGGCGGTCGAGCCCCTCGATCTTCGTGTCCTCCTCGAGATCTGCCCACTCCGGGACGAGGTGATAGTTGAAACTGCCCTTCATCGTTCCGCGCTCGTCGTAGTACGCCTCGTTGTGGATATAATAGCCGTCGGATCTCATATCGTGGAACTCCACACGCACGACGTCGCGGCCGTTGTAGGTCGCGTAGTCGGTGAAGTAGCAGGCTTCGACCTCTTTCGCGGCGTTGATCCGCGTCGGGTAGAAGCGGTCGGCGGTGACGGCGTCGCACAGAATCCGGCCGTTGTGAATAAACGGCTTGAGTACGACCTCGCCGCCCGCTGCTGCCGTCTGCACGTTGTTGTGCAGCTCCGGCAGAACATAGTGGGAGACTTGTCGCTTGACATAGTCCGCCCGCGCTCCTGTGCCGGTGCTGATCTCGAGTTCCTCCGTGGCGAGTGTTGCCGCGAAGTTTGTGATAAAAATCGCGGCGCGGGTCTTGCTCGTAGGGTAGCCGTCGTGTACGTCCTCGCCGTAGAGCAGGCGATACCATGCTGTAATAGCGTTCGCCATGCGGTCAGAAATCGCCGTGTTGCGGCAGTCTGCCGCCGCCGTCCGTTGTGTATACATTCCGAATAGCCTCCCGATGGTCTGAATCAGTCTGTCGATAAACATTATGCAACGCTCCTCGCGTATTTCTTGAGGTCTTTCTCGAAGCTATACTCGAAGCTGTCGAGGGAGTCGATGTCGCTTGTGCCGTTGTCGAGGCGCTCGTCGTGGCCGAGCTTCTTCTCGTTCCAGACGGCGGTTTGCAGCGCGGCGTCCAGCGTCTCGCAGTCCTCCGGGATAATGAAGAACCGCCCGGAGCTCATGAGCGCCGTCGTCGTGCGGATTCGGTCGACGATCTCCCGCTTGAGCGAGTCCTTGACGGGAAAGTCGAGCCGATCCTTGAGCCCATTCTTGAGGGTCTGCTCGGCGCTGTCGGCGTAGAGTGCCCGGATCGTCCGCGATCCTCGGCAGTACGTTTTCCGGACGTAGCGGACGAAGCCCTCGACCCATTCGTAGAGCTGGATCGGGTTCGTGTCCTTGGCGGGGAGCCTGCGCGAGGCGAGGGCGGTTATCTTCGAGTAGTCGTATTTGAGCCCGGTCGCCGTGATGGAGTGCGCGGATCCATTGCCGCCGAAGTCGAGGCCGAGCTGTATGTAGTCGTAGTCCGCGCACCCATCGTCCCGGATCTCGTTGCCGTCGGCGTCCAGCGGGGCAAGGTGTACGGAACATTTCTCCCGGTGGTCAGAATAGACGCGGTAGATCGCGCCCTCTGCCACGACCCACAGCCCGAGGATCATGCGCTGATAGAATACGCCCTCGTAGTCTTTCTTGATCTCCTCGACGTACTCTGGGTCGAGTGTCGTGTTGTCGTCGAGCAGGAACGTGTAGACGCCGAGGTCGATCGGCTGCGCGGTCTTTGGCCGGTTGATGTAGTTCTTGTAGAGCCAGTGCATCGGCGTGTCCGGGTTGGTCGTGGCGATCAGCTTCGCGCCGGGTGCGGACAGGCGGGCGAGCAGCTGCGCGAAGAAGTCCTCGGTGAACAGGGTCAGCTCGTCGCAGTACGCGCCGAACAGTGTCAGGCCTCGGATCTTGTTCTCCGCGCGGACGTCGTTGCAGCCCTCGAAATAGACCGTCCTCCCGAACAGCGTCCCGCGCTTTGCCTTTGCGTTATAGACGAAGTTTCGCCGCCCCACAAGGGCTTGCAAGGGGCGCAGGCAGTTTCGATCGAGAGCCTCGATCGTTTTGCCGCACATCATGTAGACGCCGTCCTTGGGGCGCGTAGCCACCCAGAACGCCCAGATCACGAGCGAGATCCACGTCTTGCCGGAACGGACAGAGCCGGAGAGAATCGTATAGCGGTGGAGCTTGCCCTGCGCAAAGAGCCGGAGAAGCGCCGCCTGCTTCTTAGTGTAGCCGATTCTCACTCGCCACCGCCCCCAATCTCACGCAGTGCGGCGATCAGATCGTCCAGCGAGCCGGAGTCGTTCTCCGCCTCGGTAGCAGAGAGAATGTCCTTGATCGCCTTTGCGCTGTTGGCGATCTGCTGCAAGCCGCGCCGGTCGACGATCGAGCCTATCGTTTCGAGGCTGACGATCTCGCGCTCCACTTCCCGGCGGATCGGCTTGCCGTCGTCGTCCTTCTCGGAGATGGACGTCTTGACCTTCTCGACGTGTTTCACGGCCTGCTGATCCAGTTCCTTGAGCGCCTGCTCGGTCTTGTCCATGAGCTGATCTGCAATACGCAAAAGGCGGGCTACTCGTCCCGCCTCGTCGTCCGCTACGATCTCCGCCGTTTTCTGTGACGTTTTTGTGGCGATTTTGTGGTGTTGTTCCGCCCTCAAATCCGGCCACTTTTCGCGCCTTGAACGGTCTCGGAGTGTCGTCAATGGAATATCGTGTTTTTCGGCCAGCCCTCGGAGCCCGATGTCCGTCGAGGTGTACTCGTTCCGAATGGCGATCCAGTCCCGGACAGGCTTCCCGGCTTTCTTGCCGGTCGGCTTGGCTTTGCTCACAGCGCCCCAGCCTCCGCCCATGCGCGATAGAGCTTCGGCCCCTGCCGGGCGATCCAGTCTACGAGCTCCTCATTCTGTGCGTAGTCGCTCTCACAGCCGAGGCCGGACTCGAAGAAAAAGGCGTGAACAATCTCGTGCCGGGTCGTTGCCTTGCGGATTGCCGCCCAGTCGGAGACGTTCATCGGGTCGTCACGGTCTGCAATGTCGCGCCGCACAACGATCTCGTGCGTGCTCTCGTCCGTGTAGCCTTGACAGTGGTTCAGCGTCGCGTCGTCCTCCGGGTTGAGATAGTGGATCGTGTACTCCTCGCCCAGCACGGAGACTGTGCTCTTTTTCGGTTCCATGGTTTGCCCTCCTCGCGTTTGTAGTGGCGTACGGTCGCCCTCATGCAGGCGCACCGCGCATATAAAAACCAAACCCCCGGCGCGTTTGACGTGCCGAGGGTAAGGAGAGAGGAACGAAGAAGAAAACGCCTATAAACTTCCCCGCCCGATTATGGTATCATAAACTAGGGGGGTCTCCGTTGGCGAGTTGCCAGACCGGGAGCGTTTTTGCGAGGGTCTTGTATACGGCCTTGACCCTCTTTGCAAGCCCGGACGGGTCGATCGGGCAGTTCGTGCCGTAGGTGCGATACGCGACGCTCGGGACGGTCTCTCTCGTCGTGATCGCCTCAAAGAGCGCCGTCGCGTAGATACCGCCGCAACTCTGGACGGCGTCGTCGATGATCCGCTGTGTCTCCGGGGATAGGCGCTTGTAGCTCGTGCAGATGCCGTAGATCGTGAGCTGTTCCTCCTCGGTCAGCCCAAAGCGCGGGCCCGAGTGAAACTTCATGCGCCTGCTCCTTCCCACAGCTGGCAGTAGGCAGCCTTTGCCGTGTCGACCGTGCCGAAGTGCGGCTCGAGGTCGTGCTTTTTCAGCCACTCGCGGAGGACGGATTGCAAGCCGCTGTGAAGCTCTTGCAGATCCTCCCGAGTAACTTTGCCCAGCTCCTCGACCCAGTCGTCAGCGGCGTCGTCTGCCGCCTCATACGCGGCGGAGCAAAGATCGTCGAGGAGCCAATGCTCGCCGACGTCTGGATCCCATGGCGTATAGGGGGCGACGGCGACGTATTCGCCGGGCGTGGGATAGTAGCCGTGGTTGTCGCGCCAGACGAGCCGCGCGTCCTCTACGGCTGCCTCGACGGTGTCGAAACAAACCTCCCACGTCTCCGAGGAAATGTCCGGGAGCATATCGACGACGCCGTCGATCGTCCCGTTCGGTACGCTGCGCGGATTGTGCAGCGTGTACGCATATTTAACAGGCTTACTCGTCATAGTTGAAAACTTTCCTCCTTTTCGGTTCTGTTTGTTTTTCCGCCGGGATAACTTCGACCGAGCGGATCCTGATCCCGAGCGCCCGCGCGAGCAGGCGCAAGTCTCGCGTCTCGCTCTCGTCGAGCCCGGCTCTCTTGGCTTTTGCCTTGAACTTCATTTCGTCCTCCAATTCCGGGAAGGATCCGGGTTAAGCTGGATCCTGTGTCCCTTGCTGCGCTCCGCAATGCGGGAACCGATCGCCTCGTCAATGCGGATCAGATCGTCGAGGAGCTTCTCGGTCGATATGATCGTGTAGAGGCTCTCGTTGTTGTAGCGGTGGTTGAGCAGCTCGAAGGCAATATTCAAGTCTCCCTGCGTTGGCTTCTCCGCGCCCTTGAACAGGTCGTCGATATAGAGCACCGGCACGGATTTTAGATCGCTCATAAGAGCGACGCCCTCCGGCTCATTGAGCGCTGCCTTGATCCGGGCGCTCTCGTCTCTCCACAGCATATACCGTACAGGGTAGTACAGGGACAGCTCTTGCAGAATCGCCGTGCAGATGTGCGTCTTGCCTGCGCCCGGCTGCCCGCCCGCAAAGAACCAGCCCGCCGGGGCTGCCGCGTACTTTTTGGCGACGGTGAGGATCTGTCGGTTCCACTCCTCCGGCGTCTGGTAGGTGTCGAAGGTCATGCGCCGCATAGCCGAGCCGAGACCGCTCCGATCCAGACGGCGGCGAGCCTTTCGCCGAGCCATGCAGTCGCAGTTGACCATCACGGGCCCGGCGTTCTCCTCGTCGTAGCGGTAGTAGTAGCCGCGATTGAGGCATTTCGGGCAGTCTATGCCGTCGCCCAGCGTACCGGGGGCGCTGTTCATGCGGTCAATGAGGTGGTGCTTCCATTCTTCGTCCGTCATGTCGTGCCGGGGTTGGATCCCAGCCTTAGACAAAACCGTCTGTAATGCTTGTACCATTGCTCTGTGTGCCTCCCTTCGGGCGCGGGCCGCAACCGTCGTCTGCTTCCCATTTTCGGACAGCCGCTTTCCAGTCCTTCATAGGATTGCGGCCAACCTTCCAACCAATAGACTCGTAGTACGCATACCACTTCTCGACGTTTACACGGTTGTTGCGCTCTCTGCAATAGGCGCGGACATCTTCGATCGAGTTCGGTCGAGCTTCGCGTGTGCTCTCTCTCTTATTCTTACTTATATTATTAGTGTTTATATTATTCTCCTGCCGAGATTTCGGCATAGGTGTTGTCAAATTTTCGGCATACCCTATGCCAGATTCTCGGCATACCTCCCTCGGCTGCTCGGTATAGGGTGTAAAGTCGAGGCAGTACGGATAGATCCGCCGCTCCTTGACGCAGCCTTTGTCGTCTTTGATGAGCTCGACCTTTATGTAGCCGTGCTTCTTGAGGTTGCCGAGCCTGCTTGTGAGCGTCGATTGAGAGATCCGGCGCTTCTTCATCAAGTAGGCGTTCGATGCGTAGCAGTAGCCGGTATTGTTTGCAAGTGCCATGATCTCGGCAAGCAGCAGAACCTCGCCGTCGCTTATGCGGTCGTCGTCCACGGCAAGAACAGGGAGGAGAAGATAGACCTGTGCTCTCGCGCATTCGTTCGGTACAGGATATTCGTCAATCTGCATACTGTACCTCCTTTAGAACGGCAAGTCGCCCTCGTCCTCGATCTCGTCGTACCGCACCGTCGGCTCATTGTAGGAGCCGCCCGCCGGGACGGAGTTCGACCCGCTGCCGCTGCTCTTGGATCCGGCAAAGTTGGCATTGTTGGCGACGATCTCGATCGCGGTGCGGTTGTTGCCGTCCCTGTCCTTGTAGGTGCGGGATTGCAGGCGTCCGTCAATGGCGATCAGGCTGCCCTTCTCGAAATACTTGCACACAAACTCCGCCGTATGCTCCCACGCCACGACCGGGATCCAGTCGACGAGATCCTTCCCGTTGGCGTCCTTGCGTCCGCGCGAGCAGGCGATCGTAAACGAGGCGACGCTTTTCCCGGTCGTGGTCTGCCGAAGCTCCGGGTCGCGGGAGAGCCGCCCCATAATCGCAATTACGTTAAGCATTTTCTGTCCTTTCTGTCGGGAGATAATTCGTCCCGAACTTGGCTATAAAACCCTCGACCGTGTCGCCGGTCTCGTCGAGGTATTTCTGCTCGCCGAGCTCGTGCAATAGCTGCATACGGTCGGGGTTGAAGTGTACGCCGTCCGGCGGCTCGTTGTGGCAGTTATGGCACAGATCCACAACGAGGCCGTAGCGCTCGGAGAGGGAACGGTTCGCCCCTCCGAAAATGTGATGCCGTTCGAGGTGTCTCACTTTGCCGCACAAGTAGCATCTTCGCATTGCCACAGGCTCAAAAGCCGATCCACCTCCTCCGGGGATTTTGTCTCGATGCCGAGGGCTTCGGCGTCCTCGATCAGATCGTCGAGGAGCCGCCCCATCTCGGCGCGGTCGTAGGTGCTGGATCCGTAGTAGAAGCAAACCTCGTCGTAGTCGTCGCCGGTGCGGTGGCCGAGCGGTTCAGCGATCCAGCCGACGCCGATCCGCTCCCAATGCTTGCAGGAAAACTCGACAGCAGCAGCGGAAACGAGCCGAATCTCAAACGCGCCGACGCGCCGGATCGCCTCGCGGTATACGTCCTCCTTGGCGACCGGGGCGTTCTCGGTGCTGATCTCGACGGCAATCTTCTCGCACAAAACCCAGCAATAGGCGTTCGCCGATAGGCTGCGCCGCTCCGTTAGCCGCTTGCAAGCCGCTGTGAAGGGTTTTTCACCGTCCAGCATATCCAACAGCCTATATGCCGCCGACTCGCTGGTAGGGCGCATTTTGAGGCACAGGAACAGGCCGTCGCGCTCGCGGGAGAACCGTCCGTCCGTGAACTGTATCTCGATCATAGCGTCCGCCAACTTTCGCGGAGACGGCGCGTCCATTCGTCCGCCACTGCCTGTGCCTCGTCGCGGTCTGTGAACACTTGCCGGCCGAGGGCGCTCTCGTGTACCCAGACGGCAGAACCGCCGGGAAAACGGATCCACAGTTGAAACGGCGGGCCCGCATAGTTGGCGGCGTATAGTCCGCGCTGCACCTCGTACTGTGCGGAGGAATAGCCCTGCGTCCAGACGTAGCGCACATAGTAGACGGTGCTGCCGAGGTCAGGTCGTTGCATCTTCATTCTGCGCCTTCTTTCGTTCCTTCCAGCAGGCAACGCACAGGCCGTCGAGGGCTTTCTGTGCTTCCTCCGCCGTGTACTTCTTGCCGTTCTGGATCACGCCCTGCAAGGGGCTGTCTCTTATACACATCTCCGAGCCCACGAGACCGTACTAGATCTC